TAAGACGCCTAAAAGGGCATCTGAATATCCTCCTATCCCTAACAATATAAAAGATAGACGATAAATAAGAATATGATTGAGATTTATACAGATGGAAGCTGTTTGGGAAACCCTGGACCCGGGGGGTGGGGTGTGATTTCATCTGATTTCAGATTAACTGGAGGATCTCGTGAGACGACAAATAATATTATGGAGATGACTGCAATCATTAAAGGTTTGCAGGAGTGTAAAAAGCGTGGTATTGATGAAGTGCGTATTTTCACGGATAGCAATTATACGAAGAACGGTATCACTTCATGGATCAAAAACTGGAAACGTAATGGATGGATGACAGCATCTGGGACCCAAGTAAAAAATAAGGAATTGTGGAAAACTTTGGATACCGTGGTTCAGTCTATAAAAATTGTAGAATGGCGTTGGGTAAAAGCACATAACGGAAATTACCAGAACGAACTTGTCGATAAATTAGCGCGTTCAACTGCCCAAGAATTTCAGAATAATCTGAACATAACATAAGCACAGGCCATGTCTGAAAAAAATTCACTAGATGAACAGGTAAGTTGTCTGTGGTGCGAAAAGCAAGAAAAACTATTAGTTCGCTGGGCGGAAAAGGGAGCAGGGTATCGCTGGCTCCATAACCATTCTCGTCTTTTTTACAAAAAACAGAATGACTGGCTCGCGTATCCGTCTATCGTTATAGCCTCTATCACGGGTGTGGGTGGTTTTGCCGTTCTAAACCCCAGTGGTAATGATGGAGTAAGTAGTGAGACGAAAACTCGTATTATGATCATCCAATACTTCTTTGCCTTCCTTAACGTGTTGGCGGGAATTTTGACAAGTATATCTAAGTTCAGTCAGGCTTTAAGCTTATCAGAGGCACATTCTGCCATGTGTGTACAATGGTCTAAGTTCTATAGAAATATAGATATGGAATTATCACTGGACGTGAAACACCGGGTCCCCGTGGTGGAGTTCATGATGAAATGTAGGGAAGAGTATGATCGATTGTTGGACGAGGCGCCAGATATTCCGTCGGTTTCTATAGAGGCATTTCAAGTTCAGTTTCCCGATAAACCTAATAAACCAGATGTATGCAATGGACTCAGTATCGTTGTGAACGATGAAACAAATTCTGTTATCGCTTCAAAACGAGCTGTTAGTCGCTGGTTAGGGGCTTTTTCAAATATAACGCATAGAAGGAAAAGTAGGGACATGTCCTATCAAGGTGACGAACTTAACAGGGTAGATTCTGTATGATCTCCCTCGTCTTCTCGTACATCTTCTCATGGTACCTGTTCGTAAACCCTTTCTTCAATCGTCCGTTCTCGACCACGTTCGATTTAAGAGAGTCCCATAGTTCGAGACGATCCTCGAGAAACTCTTTGAACTTTTCGGGGTTGTTAGTAGATTTATACACAATTTTTTCACTATTCATAGCCTTTTCGGTTGCTCGCTTTTTTTGTTCGGTATACATTTTCATGCGTTCAGCGTATGGCAATGAGGTGAACGCAACATCATCTTTCTTAACCATTTTTATTTACATAGTACTTGTTCTTTATGTATGATTAAAATAAGTGGGTTCAATAGTGACAGTTTCACCCGTCGACGTGTCCATGATAAGCCACGCGATGATGCCATTAATGACCCACGAGATTCCTAATATGACCTTTAACGCGGTTGCTTCACGTGTAACGTTGTCAAACCTATCTAAATGAGCTCTGTGTTCGTCTTCGATCATGTGCCAATCCTCACGAAGATCGTGAAGTTGATTAATGAGGTTCGTAATTTCTTGATCCATGATTACTCATGGCGTTTATTCTTTATGCACGAACTCCTGTATGGGATCTACAAATAAACGTATCGAACGCTTTCATTTTGCGATCTACAAATACCGGTGCCCCGTCTACATACATCGAAACGTAGACTTTTTTACATGGTATAGCGAACTCACAAATATCTGGTAGACGCCTTTTCAGTTTTGAAATAGGTGCTAATCGGACTTCATTATTTTTCACGGTCTCCTTCTCTACGTCACCTTCTACACCTATGCTACCAACGGGGGTGGGTATCATACATTTAAAAGCACTCAAAAACCATCTCGACCATGTGACGGGGTGTATTGTAAATTTAACGCGCTTGTCTAGTAAATTTATAAATTTTATACGCAGCGTTTTATCTTTATGGATGTCTTCTATAGGGAAATAGTCGCTCGGTGCATGGACTAATGTAGGGTATTCGCGTCTGTGTTGTATTGCTAACTTTATGATTTCTTCGTTGACATCGGAATCAGAATCGGATTCCCAACTCGTTTCGCCTGCTATGAGGGGCATAGAAGGGGCGCGAGACATTTCCGCACGAGGGTTAAACATATTGGCTATAGAACCTAATACAGTGAGTCCCAATAGACTCGTACCTATTACAGCTATTTGCATCTTAGTATTCCGCTACATTAAAAAGTGGCAAAGCGATCATATGAATCTGGGCTGAAAGTGTATTCAGGTTTCTTCGGTTTCATTGCTTCTTCCTGACGCGCACGCTCTTTCTTAATATCTATAGGTGTATTGTACACGTCAAGCTTCTCGATGGGGATAGGTGGGTAATCGTACTTATTGGGTGGATCACGCATAGAGATTCCACCTAAAATAAACAGTACACAGAATACTATGTATATCCAACTATATGTGGACATATAGTATATATACGAAAAGAAAACGCAAAATTTTCTTCACGTATAGTAATGAAGGTAACGCTCAGAAAGAGTCCAAATCCCGAAAAGAAGTATAGAGTTACTTTCGAAGATGGTTCACACGTAGATTTTGGGGGTGCGGGCTATTCGGATTATACGATCCATAAAGATCCATCGCGTATGAAGAGATATCTCGCACGCCATGGTCGTATGGGTGAAACATGGTCTAAAGCTGGTTTAAAAACAGCTGGATTCTGGTCTAGGTGGCTATTGTGGTCTAAACCGAGTATGACTGGAGCTAAGCGATTGATGTCCTCGCGTTTCGGTTTGCGATTTGTCTAAGACCACGGCGATTCAAATTCTTTTGGAGCTGTGTCAGTAGATTTCTAGGCATCGTGGGACGTCCGATGGGAGCTGGACGGGCCATCGGCATACGTCGAGGCGGTGGAGGTGGTGGAGGTGGGCGTACCGGACTCATTTTCTTCGTGGCACACGTGCATCGATTCTTAACGAGTTGACGACACGTGCGCATAGTAGCGGCAGCTTGAGTTACGCGATTTTTCATGACTGCTAAATTGCGTAAGTTAATCTCCTTTCGTAAAGCTTCGTTTGTCTTTTTCACGCGTTTACCCTGGCTGTCTCTCGTTAAACGGATCCCCTTTCTTCGGGCTTTTGTTCTTATGTCAACCATTTATATATACCGAGATTAAAAAAAGTGATCGGTCCTATAAAGCTTAGCCTGATAAGGAGCCGCCTTACCCAAGACGTTCACGGATTCGTTTCCATACAACTCTTTACATCCCAGATCATCCATGCAATCGCGGTCGCCGACGGTCACGGGAATAGAGTAAATTTGATCTCCGGGAGTGGATGTGTAGTAATGGTATTGATCACGACGCCCCCTTACCTCTTTTCCATAGAGGGGAAGAGTTTCCTCGTTCTCGCCTATGAGAACGCCCATTTGTTGTACGTCACCGGGTTTGTACATTTTGATTGGGGGTTCTCTATATTCAGGTGAACGACGAATACTCGTGATTGGGCGCGGTGGAACCATGGGTGTCGGTACGGGCACCTTGACAATCTTGGGATTTTGTAACCGCGTGATGAGATAAAAAATGATGGCGACGAGTACCAACATTATCAGTAATGCGGGTGTGTTAGTCTTTCCTTTCTTCATTTATATAACTTAGAAAAGATTCCGGATAGGTCAACACGTTCTGCGTATGGTATTCTCTTTAGTTTATGCTGGACGAATAACCATAAACCGAGGAACAAAAATTTAGGAATGAGACCCGACGTGGTATTGTCGAGTTTATATATCGGTCCGACTAATCGTCCAAAAAACGTATCTTCCTTCTTATTACCGGTCAGTTTCATCTCAATCTCGGTAAGTGCACACGTGTCGTCATTTGTCGCCCAGTGAAAAAATAAGAAAGGTATGAGAAGTGAGTAAAGAGACAGGATCACTTCATCCGCGGTAAATGGTATCACTATCATCGCGAGGAAGAGAAGGACGTGGATGAAAAATATAATATTCATCTCTATTAGTATGGACAAAGAAAAGAAAAAGGCCCAACCCAAAGAAAAGGTAAAACGAGTTTGGCATCCTTCACAGGAAAAGATATTGAAAACTTGGGGTGAAGCGTCGGCCTGTTACAGATACATGCACAATCATGCATATCTCGTGTTTAAGAAACAGAGTATGCGTTTTACGTTACCAGTCATCGTGTTGTCTACGATCACGGGTACAGCTAACTTTGCGCAGCAGTCGTTTCCAGAAAGTGTAAGAGGTTCGGCACCAGCCATGATTGGTGGTCTTAACTTGATTGCTGGGATCATAGCGACTATTATGCAGTTTTTAAAAATTAATGAAATGATGGAAGGATGCAGAGTTGCGTCACTGCAATACGGTAAGCTTTCGCGCACAATTCGGTTAGAGCTTTCTCTCCCCATCCAAGAACGTTCTTGTGACGGTTCTACGATGATAGAGACGTGTAGAGCCGAGTACGACAGGCTTATTGAGCAGTCACCCCCGCTTCCATATGCTATCATTCAGGCGTTCGAGAAGCAATTCCCCGACGATTCCGAATTTTTCAAACCAGAGATCATGCATATCCAACCTATCGATATGTTTATCTCCGAAGATGAGATGCGTGATGAGTTAAAAAAGGAGCTTGGGGCTATACGAACGGGTGACGTTACTCCGAGATCAGATTTTGAGGTGGTCATCGAGGACCCGAAATCTTCCTAGCCACATAAGCCAACATTATGAATAATATCAGATTAAAGATACCGATACATACCAAATAAGGAAAAACCTTTCTCTTGATTGGTTCTACGATCCTTGTCTGAAGTGTATCACTTTCCAAAAAAATATCTAAAGCTTGATCAGTGAACTCATCAGTGATGGACTCCTTCATTAAAATAATCCCACAAAAAAAGGAGCGACCACCGACGCTCCATGATAAAGAAATTTCCCTGTTGGAAAAATTTTTGGCGCGAGGGGAAAACGTGTTCATATGCGGTCCTACCGGTTCGGGGAAGACATTTATAGTAGACTGTTTACTCAATGCAAGTAATACTATCGAGTTACACTCCGAACTCTTTCAAAAAAAGAGTACTTTTCTGAACCTGATAGGCGACACATCTCATCATGTGTTAATAGATGGGTATGATTCGAGTGTATACGGTCATAAGCAAATCATAGATAAGATTTCTGATAGGAATGAAAAGATCACGAAAGGATCGGTCGTCGTGACATCTACATCTATCCATATGTTACCGAATTTTAAACTCATAATCGTACCGAAACGTTCCGCGGATGAGATATTTTCTTTAGAGTGTGGGAATCCTAGAGCCAGGTTCGCCGCTGATAAATGTGAAGGAAATATACGCAATTTTTACGATTATATGAACTTTTCAGATGAAAAGGATGTATTTAAAACATCGAAAGATATAGTACTCGACATTTTGTGTCATAAAGGTGGGAGTTTTGACACGAACCAAACTGTCCACGAACACGGTCACGTAGTAGATGTTATTCATGGAAACTATCTGAACTCAAAAGGTGCTAACGTCGTACCGATAGCAGATTCATTATCACTCGCGGATGTGTATGATTCTATAATGTATAAAGGCGAGTGGAACTATATGCCATACTATATAATGAGTGGGATGGCTGTGCCTAAACATAACCTCGGAGAACCATTGAAATCTGAAAAAATTCAACCCGGTAGTACGTGGACAAAATATGGTAACTATAAGATGCGGTACAATAAACTTAAAAACATACAAGGGCGGCACACGACAAAACTGGCTATAGAAGAGCTGGGACTCATACGACAATACGCGATCGCCGGGAATCTAGATCCTTTAATCGAATATAAACTCACGCCTCTTGATTTTGATATCATGAATCATCTCGCACTCGGGAACAAATTGAAACCATCCGAAGTTACAAAAGTTAAAAAGAAACTGCGTAGTATAGTCAATGAGTAGCTCTGACAGTGAAGACGAGACTTCCGGCGACGATATTGTCCGTGTGGTCGGATGTGACATTTACTACTATGGAGCCATCGACCGTGAGAGTATCCTAACGTTTTTGGAAGAGTTTAGGAAACTGGAGGTCGATCTACTCAAAAAGGCTATTGAACTTCCTGGGTATACACCTACCATTCAGGTTCATATTCACAGTGAAGGAGGGGATGTGTTCTCTGGATTGAGTGCCATGGATACACTCAGATCTGCACGGGTCAACGTGACGTGCATAGCTGAAGGTAATTGTTGCAGCGCCGCCACGTTTCTACTTCTAGGAGGTAAGAAACGACTCATGAGTCGACACTCGTTCGTGTTGATTCACCAACTTTCCACTGGATTCTTTGGAAAGTATCACGAACTCAAGGATGAGATGAAAACATGCAAAAAAATCATGAAAACGATCAAGGGAATTTATAGGTCTGAGACTGAGATTCCCAAGGAGACGCTCGATGAATTCATGCGCAAGGATATTTACTTGAACTTCGACGATTGTCTCACCTACGGGATCGTTCACGGCGCCTCGTAACTTCAAGATTTCGTTTATATAAAAAAATTACACCTAAGATGATCACCCCAATACTGATTGTATTCATATTTAAGGGAACGGTCGTTAAAGGAGGAGGCTTAAGTCGCTCCATCCTTTCATAATTTACTACTGGTATCATTCCTACTACTAATATGAATACAATTTTTACGACCGACAAAAACGGCAAGAAGCGCTACCTTGACATCCGTGTCGAGGAAATCAACGGTGTCTGGTGTATCGTGAAGGCCACTGGGCAGGTTGGAGGCAAGGAGGCTACATCCGTGACGGAAGTCCCTCTCGGGTTTGAGAGTGCGACGAAGCGCGCGAAGACCATGTGGAAGAATGCGAACACCAAGGCGACGGCCATTCTTCCTATGCTGGCGAACAAGTGGGAAGATCGGGAGAAGTACATCTCCGAACCTTTCTACGTGCAACCCAAACTCGACGGTGTTCGTCTCTTGGTGTCTAAAGACGGTGGCATCTCGAGGACTGGGAAGATCATTCCTGGAACTGAGGTTCTCGGTAAAGGTCTCAAGGCGGGTCAGTACGTCGACGGCGAGGCGTTTGACCCCAACTTGACGTTTGAAGAGCTCACGAGCACGTTCAAGACGGATCCCCTGAAGCTCAAGTTCCACGTGTTCGACTACTTCGACATGAACGCACTGGACATGACTTTCGAACAACGCTGGGAGGCTGTGAAGTCTCTCAAGAACAAGCACTACGTGTTTGTAGAGACTAAACTGGTCGCGAAGAAGCGTCAGCTCCCTCTCGTTCATAAAAAGCACGTCGAAGAGGGTCACGAGGGTACGATGATTCGCGACCGCTTCAGTGTGTACGAAGTTGGTCAGCGAAGCAACTACCTTCTCAAGCACAAGGATTTTCAGACCGAGGAGTACGAGATCATCGGAGCCACGACTGGCCACGGTCGGGATGCGAAGTGTGTCGTGTGGATCTGCAAGACGGAAGAAGGCAACGTGTTCAATGCACGCCCGGAGGGTACTCTAGAGGATCGCGAATATAAGTATGCGAACAAGGAACGTTTCATTGGTAAGATGCTTACCGTGAGATTTCAGAACTTGACCGACAAGAATGTCCCCAGGTTCCCAGTGGGAGTTGCGATTAGAGACTACGAATAATTTGTTATGAATATGTAAATGAATCGAATTGCCGTTGACGTTGATGAAGTTCTCGTACCGTTTGTTAGACCCATGGCTAAGTATAAAAAGCTAAAAATGCCTACCGAAAAATGTAGATACGTGTACCGCGAAATGTTTAACATAACAGAACCCCAATCCCGGAAGATGGTACGAGAATTTTATGATTCCGAGGCATTCGATGCACTCCAGCCTATCGAGTATTCTCAGGCAGTTCTCCGACTCATGCGCCCCTATGTAGATAAGATGTACATCGTCACGGGGCGTCACGACTGCGTTAGAGAGAAGACCGAAGACTGGTTAAATGAACATTTCCCAGGTATTTTTGACGACGTTATTTTGACGAATAGTTTTACGAGTTATGAAATTCAGAAATACGATATATGCCACTCCCTTAATCTCGACACGATCATAGACGACAGCGATACGACTTGTGGCGTTTGTAAACATTGGGGCATGGACGCGTATCATTTCGCGGGGTACAATGGTAAAGAATACGAATGGTGCAAGAAGGACGACATAAGCGTTTTGAGCTGGGTGGAATTATACAAAAAACTACCTTTAAAGTTCATGGATTAAAATCTCAGAAGATATTAGATGTCTCGAACAGTAACTATTACTAAGACTGGTACCACACCCAAGACGGCTACACAGAATGCAGCGATTGGTAGAATGTTGAATAACAGGCTGGATATCAAGTCTAAGCGCGAACAGCTCGTGAATACGTACCTTACTTTCACGTATGAAATGAGAGATAATTTACCGCAGAGGGTATTTTGGAGGTACGTTATTCTAATGCTTCTATCTATTGATAAGATTGCTGGTATATCATCAAACGATGAAAGGTATTCACAATTGTTCGAACAGACAAATACTCTTAACGGTACAGTTCCCTTAGATATTCAAAACACATGGGCTCGTAAATTTGAAGGTATTGTTAAAAATGCGAAACGTATTTCTTCTTCCACCACGAAGAATTTAAACTCGATGCTTAAATTTTAATCTGAGACATTAATATATGTCGTGTTCCGATAAACCGATATTCGTCATTATAAAGGAAACCCCTACAGGATATTCCTTCGATAATGACGTCACGTACAGTAGTCCATTCGCTAAGCATGTATTATCACAGCCAGCGGATATGACTCATCCCTCATTGGTGGTGACGAGCTCGTGGGGCTTGAATAAGAGCATCACACAGATGGCGACCGGTAATGCCGGGTTTAGTATCTTAGCGGCGAAGAGTAAGCAAAACTTTGTAAAAAGTTACGATAAAAGAAAATTTGTTGGTTTGATTGATAACGGCGAAGGACGATACAAGTTAGCTAGAACAGCTCCTTTAAGTGGTAATGCTCCATCTGTTATGGAACTGACTAACTTACTTAAAAGTATATCTAATTCGGGTAGGAATATAAAGGTTCGTGGAAGTCCTTTAGAATATAAAAGGTTACTCGACTATTTTCAGTTCTTATTAGTGTCCAAAGTTCAAGCCGGAGATTTATTTTTAACTCGTCCGAATAATGTTCATATCATGGACGATATAAATGATCCATCCAAGGATGTTACGCTAGAGGAGGCATATCTCAGTATGTTCGAACATGAATCGTCTAATCGTACCATGTATAATGGTGCATATTTCGTTACTATGGATAGAGTAGCCGCGTTAGCAGCTGTGGTGCGACAAATTCCTACCATATATCAAACGGTCAAACCACAAAATTACTATGATGTACCAACGGGTAATGTAAATAGAATAACCAAATTTTTACAGTCCAAATTAGAGACCGCCGGGAACGCTTTTAAAATTCCTAATCGAAATACACCGATGAATATTCATCCTAATAGGATGCAAGAGTTGATTGGACCGCCCACAAAGCAACGACCGGGGGGTAGACCCATTATCACTAAAGGACCCTTGTTTAAATGGTTCTTAGATACTCGAAATATACAAAAAAAGGGTAATCGGGAGGTGGGTACAAGTTTTCATGATTTTTCCGCAGATACAAGGGCGCTCATTTTGTTTTATTGGGTTTTCGCATATCCATCCGGTACTCATACCACAAACTTACCTTTTATAGAAGCATTTCTCAGTATTTTAGATACGTTTCACGATTTTACTGGATCACGTGCGACTAAAACCTTCAAAAATATCATAGGTACCGAAAACACGCGAAACAATTTAAAGAGAATAGATCCCGCCCAACTTAACTTAAAGGATTTTAATACCAATAAGGCGCATAAAACGCTAGTTAAATTATTGGGTACGGATATTTATCGTAAATCTAGGAAAGCTTATAACACACCTTTAAAAACCATCATATCGGATGCAAACAAACGGGGATTAACCGCCGACGATAAAGTTGGTCGAATGTTATATTTCATCACGAGTATGCTAGGAAGTGACTCGGGTTCACTCGTACAGGCGTGTGAAAATTTATCACAAGAAATATTACTCCATCTCGCGGATAATGATCCCATTTACGAAAGACCCAAAACGTTTGTGTTTGGCGAAGGGCGTAATAAATTATGTGATAAACTCGACAGTAAAGGCGCTTGTTTAGTCATAGATGCTATAAGTGGTAGTTTACCACAGTGTCTAGCTAAACATTCTGTCTATCACAATGTGGGTGTACTTGATCCCGCGACGAGATCTATACTTTCATGGAGCGAAGTTGATGGTAATGGAGGTTGTGTAGACGGCGCAAATGAAAAAATGCGCCAAAGAAAATTGCGACACAAACTTAGAGAAAGACAAAGGATGTTAGCTCGAGAACAAGTTGCGAAAGACCGTATTAAGAAAGCACGAGAGACGAGAGAGCGAACGAAGCGAGCAGAGGCTGCTAACAGGGCTGCTAAGGCAGTTCAAAACAGTCAGAGGCGACAGGCTCAGACCCTTGATAGAGCAGCTCGATTGGCGGCGAGAGGATCGGTGGCTGAAAAGCGTAAGAGGAATAATAATGCGTCGCCCAAAGCCCAAACTTCGGTTGTAAAACGTGAGAGAAATAACAATGCACTACCTAATAAACAACCAACTAAAATGACTAAGACTACGTCCGGGGCTAATGTCAAGTTCCAAGTGCCATTTAAACCGCCGCGGGGCTTGCCAAACGCCAGACGTGTGGAGGGAGCTCTGCGCCAGGCACTTCGTAATAAAAAATCTCCCCCTCCGAGTCAACAGAGGTTAAATAGTATACCAGAGTCGGGACAAATCGCAGGGACGGCGTCAGCTAGACGACAGACGAGATCTATAAGCGCGGCGCAACGTGAAAACAGAAGACCTGTTTCGAATCGTACTCGCTCGCGTACTAGCACCCCTGGTAGTGCCCAAGGTAGAACACCTAGGACTACTCGATAATTATGTTGGACTATAATAGATGAACAACGAGAAGAGTAAGTTGCGGACAAATCTCAAAAATTTATATGGTAGTTATCTTAGTAACAAGGAAATAAATAAGTATGTGAATCAGTATAAACCCGGAAGCAACAATGCATTAAAAGTTAAGGCGGATGCTTATCAAAAAGCCTATTCGATCTATACTACACGTAATTTGGTTAACTTTGGGACCAAAATAAAAAATACATATCCAAAGGCGCCATCTTGTCCTTCGGGTGTGAAGCCTCTAGGAGTGGGTGGTGCTGGACTTGGAGGTGCAGCGGGACTTGCGGTGCGGGCTGGAAGAGGAGCAGTTACTGCTGCTGCTCGAAAAGCGAGGAATACGGTGAGTCGTACTGCGGGGAGAGTGGGGAATGCAGTGGGTCGGACTGCGAGGGGAGTGGGGAATACAGTGGGTCGGACTGCAGGGGGAATGAGGAATGCGGTGGGTCGGACTTTTCAACGAGTTACGAATGCGTGTAGACGAAACCCATCTTCTAAGAAATGTAAGTCCCAAAGTGCGCCATCTCGCCGGCGCAACTCACGCCTCCGTCCGACCACCCGACCGCCGCAGAGGTTGAACCTATGAAAAGTACAGTCCCCCCTAACACTTAAGTAAACCTCCAATATATCAAAAAATATACAAACATGAACACCCTAAATGAGACTTTCAAAAACGGAGCGGCCATCATGAGTCTCATTTGGAGCGTAGGAAAAATGCAAGAGTGGGTGCAGCGTAATCAGTATTAAAGCGTAGAGCCGTTGAATATATAAAATGTTTACTATCACCTGCTCTCAGATGCCTGCCCGTGTCCCCGTTTCCGACGAAACTAGGAAGAGGCGCGTGCGACACTGGCGTCAGCATATGTATGCACATCCGTCACAGGAAGAAATCGCAAACAGGGCTCTCAGTAAGGGAGCTGAGAGAATTCGTGAAATGGAAATTGAAATCGAGAGATATAAGCGTGTGAATGCTAAGCTCGAGAGAATGGCTAAATGGAATTTGCGTTCATCTCAGTCAACGCTTAGAACTTCCGAAGAAATGCTGCAACTGCTTCAAGATACGTTCGGCGACGAGGCCTTTGAAAAGAAGTAACTCCGTACGTGTTAGGTCCGGTATACGTCATGCATATCTCTTCGTTTTCGGTGAATCCTAGGACAGACTTATACATGATGACACATCGTTTTTAAACTTTAAACAAACTTAAGTCGCGAAATATATTTGTAATATTTAAGTTAAGATGTTTGCACTCAGACAACCCGCCTTCCGACCTACACCCTTTCGCTTCAAGCCCAAGGTGAAAAAATCCGTCACCAAGAGTTATTATGCACTGGATTATAATAACAGCACAGCCCTGGAAAAGGTTTCTGGTCACGATCTTTTTCATGTCCTAGCATTTCATAAGCCTGGACATGAAGAAGGAATTTATTCCGTTTCGGATAAAGACGAAAATGACAATGCTCAACACTTTATTGTCGCATTTTTAACGTTTGACGATGCATTTAGATATAAAACACTTTTAGAAGCTGAGATGGACTCTTATCACCCGTTTATCCAATTTGCATCAAGATTTGAACTTGATCATATGTGCAGAGTCGGAGGATACCATTGTAGAGTGGTAAATGAAGGAGTACTCGTTACTCCACCTATGAGAACCGTAAAACTCACGGATTGGGAAATTCGTCAATCTCTCTTAGATGGTAATTGGACCGTCGCACCTAAACCGGAAGATCCTCGTGAATGACAACACTATCGAAACTATTTGAACGACTCATGATAGGAGAGAGTCCATTTATGATAGGGTTTCTTCTTTGTGCACATGGATGACGCTCCATATCGGCGACTGTCTTAAACGTTTCCCAACACATATTACATCGGACAGTCCCATATCCTCTCCTGATACAAGAGTTGAGCTCTTCCGTGGTATGATATCCCAGATGATTTATAAGTCCTTGCATATCTCCGAATACCGAACCACACATTTCACATGAGCAGTCGAATGGGCGGGTATATGCATCGGGTAGTCTTCTATAGCGTTTCCTTTTAAATAAAAATTCGAGACACATATATTGTCTTCATATACTATTTTTAAGAGTGTTTTTCTGTAAAGAAATAGTCTGGGTACACGTTTCGCATCTCCTGTTTTTGTTTAACGAAAATAGACAATCGCTCGTACAGAGACATCATTTTTGTGTTAAAGTGAACAGTCCCTGCATCGTGATCCACGTGCATTTCCAGACTGTAAGTGTTTGGAAGTTCCGTGGCAGTGTCTACTTGTGGTCGTAATGCGGTAGAATGTGTATGGTTATGTAGAACGGCGACGCGTCTCAAAGCAGTGTTTATACGTGATGCATTCATCTTATATTGACAATGTATTTACTTTTTATACAACTTTAAAATTCATGTTGCGCGATTTGTACATTTTCTTTGCAATCCATGCCATGAAAACGCTAACTTCCATGATAAGAAGGGCCTGATGAAACATGACCATTCTCTTGGCCCGGTCAGTTTTGGGGCTGAAATCACCGTAACCCACGGTACTCATCGTCGTGAAAGAGAAATACCATGGGTCCATAGGAGATTCGGTAAATCCAAACTCTTCTGGATCAAATGTTGAATATATGAATCCAAAAACAAGTGTCGTAAAAATCATTAATAAGGCAACGAGTATACCATCCATTTGATATATATACACATTTAAAGTTATGTCGCGTATACTAACAAAGATGGAGTCTAAGCTACTTATCAAACGCCTTTCTAATGACGCAATTGTTCCCGAGCGTTCGGGATCTAGTGCTTCTGTTGGATACGACCTGTACAGTATCGTCGACGTCGAGATTCCTCCCCTGGCAAGGGGTATTGTCAGCACTGGAATTGCTGCCACCGTTCCTACTGGGTGCTACGGACGCATCGCTCCCCGCTCTGGACTTGCCGTGAAGAACGGTATTCAAACCGGTGCTGGTGTTATTGACCCTGATTATACAGGTGAACTCAAGGTGATCCTGTTTAATCATGGTGACGAAACGTTTCATATTAAACCTGGTGATAAGATTGCCCAGCTTATCGTGGAGAGGTGCGAAACCCCTCCTATTGAGATTGTAGACGAAATCGCATCTACCGAACGTGGTGAACGCGGTTTTGGTTCATCTGGTTAATCATAAATAAAAAATAACGTATGAGTATTTAGTTAGCAAAAGCAACACCGCCCATACCGTCTTTTATCTTTAAAATGTTGTAATTGACTGTATAGGCACGCACGATAGTACCAACCCTGGTGGTGGTACCGGTGAGATTCAGCTTCGCATTATCGATACGCGAGAAGTTAAGGGAACCACTGGGCTGGGAAGAATTCATCTTTAAGCAGAAAGGCCACGTGAAAGTAGCGACGGTGCTGAGAGTCGACGTTGGAAGAGATGTGCAGTGCATCTCCGGAACGACGTTGTGGTGATAGATGGGAGACATTTCCTCGAAGAGGGCAGTGCCGTTGATGTAAAGAGAAGCGCGGTCGAACGTAAAGTTGGTATTCCACTGATTGTTGTCAGCCTCGGAAGAGACGACGTGAACAGCCTTGGAAGGGTGGTTGAAGTAAGTGAGATCGATGTCGACGTCATCCGCAGACATGGGCTGGTACTGGGTCTGGGTGATGAGCATCTCGTGCTCATGCTCGACGACCATCTGACGCTCCTCGGTGTCGAGGTACACGTACGTACCGTAGACCTTGGGAGTGGAAGCCGGGGTGAAACCAGAGCGGCACTTAATCCGCAGCTCGACCTGGTGGAATTGAAGCGCGGTGAGAGGGAGAGACTTGGT